TATTAATTATTATAGATAGAGGGGCTTTTAGAGACATTTAATATATTAGGGATAGTAATTATACTACCCCTAACAATTACTTTAAGGTTAGAATAAGATATTTATCTTTTCTTTTAAATCCTCTAAGCCTTTAATTTTACCATTAAGATGTCTAACATCATTTCTATAATCTTCGTTATCAAGATAATTAGGTAGGTCTTCTATTGTTGCCATATCTTTATTTAATTGGTAGATACTAGTATTTATTAATTTTAGCACCATTTCTATGTTTAATGCTTTCATATTGCACTCCATGTTATGTTATAAAAAGATTAAAGATAGAGGGCTTAAAGTAGGTAGGAAAGATTTCAACGTAATGTAAGGTACTCTAGAAATACGTAAGGATTATAATATATAGGGTGGTTACGCTACACATAAGGGGAGCATGCGAGAGATGACAGGGGTTTTGCGTAAGCAAAAGGGCATGTCCTCACAGCATGGGTGGGTTAGAGATATAGGGGTGAGCATTGTAGTCACAAGTCAACTACAATGCGAACTCAACTCAACTCGATGATTGAATTCAACCTAATTCAACCCCACGACCCCCTAATGTAGGGGGGTAGGGTAACATATATCCCTCTCACACACATTCTTGTTATAGTTTCATAAGAGTATTGGAACATTTTACTTAATTTAAAAGTTGAAATGACATAGAGTTTAACTTTAACTTTAAAAGACATGAGCAGTAAAAAGAGAGTTTACGAAGTATTTAACATGATAACAGGTAAATGGGAAAAGTCAGACATGACTGATGAAGAATATCATGCTTTACAAGACAGAATTAACACTAGTGCAGATGAATTAGAGGCTGAATTTAAGATAATTAGCAAGATCATTGAGCAAAAGCAGGGATACAATCCTGATGAGAGTATGGATTAAAGTATATAGTATATATATATAAGTTACTTATATAGTAACAGTTACTAATAAGTAACAGTTACTAGAGATTATGATAAAAATTAAACGAAGAATTAATAGAAAAACAGCAGAATACCCTATATACACTAAGGATGAAGCTGAAAATAAAAATATAAAATATTTATACTGGAAAGAGTGCAATACTGGTGACTGGGGATTAACAGATGATGAATATGTTAGTGAATGTGTGTCTAGAAAAGACTATACAGATAAAAATGGAAATATACGAACATTTATTAAGCTAACATGTGGTGTAGGATGGGGTAGTTCATTTTCTACAATAAAATTCGAGCTAAATCACGCATATGAGTGTTATTCTAAGACTAATCCTGCAAAAGATTGGAAAGAACAGGAAATAAACACTACAAGAGCAAAGAATACAGTAGGGGCATACGCAAATATGTTATTATCTGGGGATAAGGTAGATTTTGACAAATTAGGTAATATATATAGACCAGACCAAAAAATACCTGCGGCAACTGTAAAAAGATTTTTAAAACAAAAGGTAACAAAAGACATGGTAGAAGAAAAACTAAAAGAATTATTATCTAAAAAGAGTGTTAATAAAGAATTTGCAGTAGATAACCTATTAAGAGCGTTACATATGGCAGAAGGTAAGGGCGATGTTAACAACTTTCTAAAAGCTAATGATGCAATTATGGATTTACTAGAAATGAAGCCTAGTAAAAAAGTATTAACAGATACAGTACAGATAGATGTTACTAAACAAATAGCTGATACTATAGCATTGGAGGAAAATAAATTAACATTACAAAGAAAAGAGGAAACAAATGAGCAACCTGACTCCTGATGATGACTATGAACATATTAATGCTAACATTATGGAAGACCAATTAGATGTGGCTATTAGAGCATTGCATGTTATTTCTGCTATGCCTACTAGTGACCCAGAGTTTCTTTCATCCGTAGCTATTGATGCTTTAAAAGAAATGGAAACTTATGGTATGTTATGGAATGACGATTTTTATTAATGTTTGCACATTGTCCTATTATAGATAAGGAATGTCCATTTGCTACAGATTGTGGCAATCATAAACATTGTGGTATAAAAACTGGGCATTACGAAGAAACAATGATACATAGTCTTACATCATGCCCTAAACCAAAGAAAAAACGTGGCAGAAGATAACAAACTAGTTATAAATAAATTAAAAAAGAATATGATAATGTTTGGTAAAATTATAATGCCAAACATGTTTACTGTACCATCTCCAGATTTTCATTATAAGATTGCTGATGCTTTACTTGATAATGCCTCCAAGCAAGTAAACATCATAGCCCCTCGTGGTCATGCTAAATCCTCCATTGTGGGTGGTGTCTACCCTTTATACCACCTTATGCATCACGAGGGGAGTAAATTAATAGTCTTAGTATCAAGAACTCAAGACCATGCTATAAAATTATTAGGTACAATTAAAGATACTCTTGATTATAGCGAAACGTTTAGAGCTATATATGGATATTGGGGTCAACATAGTGCAAAACAATGGGCTAAGTCAGAAATAGAGCTAAAGGATGGTTCTATGATTATCTGCAAAGGTACAGGTCAACAGCTTAGAGGAATTAAAGTAGGTAGTCAAAGACCTACGCTTATTATTGTAGATGACCCAGAAGATGAAAATAATACTAAGACTGCTGAAGCTATGGAGCAAAACCTTAGATGGCTATTGCAATCAGCAGTTCCCTCACTAGATCCTAAGAAAGGGAAAATAATTGTTATTGGTACACCGCAGCATCAACGCTGCTTAGTAGAAGTACTAAAAGAAATGAAAGGTTGGGTAAATATGCATTTTAGTCCAGACATGGATAAACAAATTGCATTATGGGAAGAATGGCAACCTATAAAAAAATTAAAACAGAAAAAAGAAGAGTTAGAGTCAATAGCAAGAGTAAGTGTTTTTTATAGAGAGTATCTATGTCAAATAGTTGGTGATGAAGACCAGCTGTTTAAGGAAGACTATATACAATATCATGATTATGAACTAGAAATAGATGAAGATAATCAGCATTATTTAAATACTGGTTCTGATAAAATACCAGTAAACGTCTTTATGGGGGTTGACCCTGCATCCTCAATACGCAAAACAGCTGACTATAGTGTAATTATGCCTGTAGCAGTTGATAATAATAATAATCGGTATATTCTAGAATATTATCGCAAAAGAGCAACCCCTATGAATTTAGCAGAAAGCATTATAGAGTATTTTAAACTATATAAACCTGTAAAGGTACGTATAGAGTCTGTAGGCTATCAGGAAATGTTACGAGAATATTTAAGGCAAAGAACAGAAGAAGAAAATCTATTTATTAGTGGATTGGAAATAAAAGAGTCTCCACGAACTAGTAAATCATCAAGACTTGAAACAATGGAGCCATACTTTGCACAAAAAAAAGTATATATTAAAAAAAGTCAATTATCTTTAAAGGATGAACTATTATTATACCCTAGAGGTAAACATGATGATTTATTAGATGGTTTATATTATGCTATGAAAAAATGTTATACACCTAATCACGTAGTAGAAGATAAAGAAAAACAATCCAGCAGCAGAGTTGCAGCAAAAAGATTTGATTGGAAAACATCTTAATTTGGAACTTTTTACTTGACTTTATAGTTTAAGTTATTAAAAACCTAACTTTATGCAAAAAAATAACTCTGATAAAGACCCAGAAGTACAATTAACTCAAGACCTTTTAAGCGAATATAGCTCTGCTAGACAAAATTGGGCTAAACAAGCTGTAGAGGATAATGAGTTTCGTAATGGTAAGCAATGGACAGAAGAGCAGTCTACTGCATTACGTAATAAAGCTCAAGAGCCAATTGTAGTAAATGTAATTTTTTCTGCAGTAGAGCAAGCAAAGGCTATGCTTTCTGCAAATAAACCACGATTTCAGTCAACTGCTAGAGAAACCAGCGATACAGAAGTTGGTCGTTTATTTTCTGACTTGATGTCCTACGTCTGGGATACATCTAATGGCAACGTAGAACTCAAGCAATGCATCGATGATTACTATGTTAAAGGCATGGGAGTTATGATGGCTTATACTGACCCAGATAAAGACTTTGGTCGTGGTGAAGTTTGTCTTAAATCACTTGACCCTCTTGAAGTATACTTTGACCCAAGCAGTAAAGACCCATTTTGTAGAGATTCTGGTCATATTCTAGTAGCAAAATTAATGAGTGAAAATCAATTAATTCAATATTACCCAGAATATGAAGAACAAATAAAAGGAGTTCAAGAAACTAGTTATATAAATATTCCTGCAGAAAGTAGGCATTCTTTATATTCTGAAGATGTTACTGTTAAAAGTAGAATATCTGGACAAAAAATTACTGGTGATAGAGAATTAGAAATGTTTACAAGGTATACAAAGATACGTATGCCTTATTTTAAAATATACGACCCTTATAGTAATGAAGAATATGTATATAATACACAAGAATACGAAGATTATAAAAAAGAACAGATAGTAATACTTACTACAGCTGACCAAGAGCCTTTAATAATTACAGCTGAAAAAGATGTAAGAGGTTATGTTCAAATGCATGAGCAATTAGGTGATACGTTTCATATGATGATAGACCCTGTGACTGGACAGCAAATGCCTATGGCAGGTAAAGAACATGAAGGTTCTATTCCAAATACAACTAGTCACATTGATATTGCAACTAAAGACCATTTAATTAATTCTAATAAAATAATGGTTAATGAAATAGAAATAACAAATATAAAACAATGCGTTACTGTTGGTGACCATATGTTATATGAATCAATTTTACCAATAGAAGAGTATCCTATTGTGCCATTTATGAATGGTTTTAATCGTAATCCTTATCCTATGTCTGATGTT